GAGGCTAGCCCGGCGCAGGCTGTCCCGCCCTGTGCACGTCGTCGGACCCGAGGCGTCCCTGTCCCAGGCTCGCAAGGCGATTGCCGGTGGAGCCGCCCTGGTTCTGGTGATTGACGGGACCGAGCTCGTGGGCGCGATCGACGAGGCGTCCCTCGACGAGGTTGGGCTCGGTGACACGGCGGACTCCGCCTCCGATGCCGGTGTGACCGCGGGCCAGGTCTGCACGGTGCTGCCCGCCGCGGCGGTGACCAGCGAGCTGACCGGGCAGGCGGCCGCAGACGCCATGAAACGGGCTCGGGAGGTCTCTCGTTGGCTGGTGCTAGTGGACTCGGGGACCCTGAGCGGAGCCGTGCCCACCGGTGCGCGCTGAGGAGCAGCGGCGCCAGCCGGCTCCCCGCTACGCTGGCGGCATGACAGAGCCGGACCCCGATACCGTGCACCGCACCCACTTCGTCGATAACCGCGCCAACTGGGACGACCGTGCCACGCTCCACGAGGCCTCCGGCTACGGCATCGCCGAGCTTCTCGACCTCACCGATTGGGAGCTGGAACACGTTGGCAATCGTCGCGGCGGCATTGCCTGCCTCTTCAGCGCTCATCCCAAAGGCAACCGACATCTTGGACGCGATGGCGGTAAATTCCGACAACTTCTCAATCGGGATGCCGAGCTGTCCGCCCGCTGCGGCAAGATCCGCCATTTCGGCGGCGGAAATGCCCAATTCGGCGCCCATTTTTTTCAGCTCGTCTGAAAGTTGGGCGTACTGCTCGTCCGTGCCTTCGGCGACTTTTTTCACGCCCGCCATCGCAGTTTCAAACTTCATCGCCTCGCGGGTGGCAAACGCCAAGCCGCCCGCACCACCGACCAAGCCCTGAATCTCCGAAGCGACCTCGGTAATAGACGGCTTCATGCCTTTCAGGCTGGCTTCAAGCTCGCGCACCCTGCCTTCCTGAAGCTGCGCCGCCCGCGCCAATTCCTCATGCGAGAGCGTGCCGCTGTCTTTGAGCAGCTCGTAAGCGTCTTTGGTCTTTTGAATTTCCTGCCGCGCCTTATCGTCGGTATCGATGCCGAGCTGGATTTTGGCATCGGCAATCGCCTTTAGGGTTTGCGCTTCGGCGGTCAGACGGTCGAGCTGCGCCGTTGCGGCGGCGGATTCTGACGACAGGCGCGCCTCTTCTGCGGCAAGGTTTTTGACGGATACGCCCGACACCGACATCGCATCGCGGGCGGCATACAGCTTGCCTGTCAGCTCGGTTTCGCTTTTTGCCAGGCGTTCGGATTCGGCGCGAAGTTTCGCCAAATCGGCCCGCTGTTGCTGCGTACCGCCGTCGCGCATGGATTTCTCAAGCGTCGCGGTCAATTCGTCCAGCGCGCGCATTTCTTTGGCGGTGTTGTCCAATTCCGCCGACAACGCCTTATATTCTGCAATTGCCGCCTGTTGCGCTTGTGCTTTAGCCAGCGTTGCGCCCAGCTCTTTCGCTTCGGTGGTCAGCTTGCCCGTATCGATGCCCGCCGCCTCGATGGACTGCGCCAGCGCGTCGATGTTTTCGGCACCGGACACGCCCGCCTTAATCTCTAAACCTGCTTGAATATTCGCCATTATTTTGATACCTTTGCTATTTAAAATAAATAATCTTACTTACAGTCAGCATATGAAACATTTGCAACCCTACTACAAACAGGCAATCCGCCAGATTCTTTCAGAAAACAGATTGTCCGCACTGTTTGATGTCGACCAAATTTATGACGCACTGTGCACCTTTCCTACTCCCCAAACTGCAGCAGACCATATCTGCACGCTTCGGAATAACGAAAATTTCACATGGAAGAAATTGGAAAAATGCCAAGAAATAGCCCGTAAGGAAGGGTGGAGAAAATTTGAAACACCAAATCCTAGAAATAAGTACCGAATCCTTTTACAGGCTGCTTCTTCGCGGGCATCAAACCTTAGAATTGCAGCAGAAGCCAAAGTCAAATTGACGAGAAACCTTAGCTGGGAAACATACGTTTCGCAGGCAGACTTGATCGATGAAAAAATGCTTGTTCTATTTTCCGAACATTACAAACTCCCAAAGCTACCTCCATTTTTCCCGTGCGACTTATCCATACTTTCTACACGAATGGTTCGAAAATCATGAAAACCCTCGCTCTAACCATACTTTTCGCCGTCGGCGCATTCTTCGGTTTCGCCGCGCTGTATCTCGGTTTCGATATGTTGGCGCACATCCGCGACATGAAACTGCTGGAATTTTTCGCCTTTATGGCCGTCAGCGGATACCTGATTAAATCAGCCCTGTATCGGTTCTAATCTGTTTTAAAACCCGTTTAAAAAAAGGTCGTCTGAAACTCCACGCCGCTGCGCCTACACGCAGAAGCCCGTTTCAGACGACCTTTTTGCCGTTTATCGGACGACCAGACCGGCGAACCCGCCAATCCGCATAAGCCGCCCGAATCTTTAGTTGTTGTACGACGTGAAGGAATAGGTCGAGGTCTCGCCCGAAGCCAACACTGCCGTGCCTTTAAATTCGGCTTCGTTGAAGTCGTCGCCGAACCAGTCGATACTGCCGTCCGCCGCCAGTACGGCATGGGGGATGTGCAGAATGCCGGTCTCGCCGGTAACGCGGTTGCGGCCGTCGACGTAGATTTCCAAATCCAAGCGGGACAAGGTAGCTGCGGACACTTTATAGCCGCCGGAATCGCGGGTTTTGTAGTCGACGGTGATGTTTTCGCCGTCGTTGACGGTATCTGCGACCGGCAGGATGGTAATCATGCCCAAGGTGGCATTGATGTCCAAATGCTTGGCATCAACATTGGCGTTTGACTTGTTTTTGACTTTGACGGTAGCCGGGTCGATGTTGCCGTTTGCCAGTTTGTACGCCATGCCTTTTTTGCCGATGGCCACGGTCTCGCCGGTAACGGTCTCCGCCGTAGCCGCGATGACGGCGGCTTCGCCCATCAGGGCAAGCGCGAGGTTGTCTTTGTCGAAGGTGTCGAGTTTCAGGCCGATTTCGGTGGGCTTGACGGTTTTCAGGCTGTCGAGTGCGCTGCCGTAAGTGCCTTTTTGCTTGGATACGCGCTCTTTGGTTTCCACGCTGGTCTGCGTGGTCAGGGCGGTGGTATTGCCGATTTCGATAAAGCCCGAGCCTTTCTGATTGAGGTTGCGTACCTTGACGTCGCCCTCAAAGATTAAGCCGTGGTCGTTTTGTTTTGCCATGTGGCAGCTCCTTTAGTTTGCCGCCTGCACGGTGTCGCAGGCGAATGAAATGGGATAAAAAGCAAAGCCGTCGTTGTATTCGATGGATGGCGAGGCGATGCGGCGGAAGGGGGTAACGGCATATTCGTCGCCCGCGTCCCAGCCTGAAAACGCCCGTTGGATTGCCGTCAAGGTCTCGCCGACCTCGTACAGCGTGGATTTGCCGTTGGCGGTATAGCTTCGCGCCAGAACAAAGGTGAAGTGCAGCGTCGATTTCAGGTATTTGCCGTTTTTGGCTTCGTCGGCAAAGGTCGATCCGCCGTAAACGACATAGACCGCGCCGTCCAGCGGGGCGGCTTTGCGTTTCGCCGCGCCTTGGGCGAGCAGCTCGGCAAGTTCGCCGATCTCCTTGACCGCCTTGATGCCTTTGACGGTTTTCAGACGACCTAGGATTTCGGGATAGACCGCCAATAAGTTTTCATGCTGTTTCAAAGCCATATCAGACAATCAATCCTTCCAGCCAATCGGACATTAAATCGTCAATGTCCTGATAATCTTGCGACGACAAGCCCAAAAACGGGCGGGCAGGCATGGTTTTCGTGCCTTCCTGCACATAAACCGAGTAGCCCATGATTGAGCCGGTAATCACGCTTTTTGCCGATGCCTCGTGCGTAATACTTGCCAAGAGGTTGCCGTGGTCCACCAAAATCCCGCCGCGTCCGTTTTTGGCTTGTGCCGTTGCGGGGGATACGTCCGCCCAGCGTTTACCGTCAGGCGCGGTTTTGGTTTCGGCGATACGGCGGCGGGTCGAAGATTCGAGGATGCCGCCGATGGCGCGCAAAGGCTCTTCAAGGCTGCCGTTCAGCCTGCCCGACAGATGGTTCAGGCTTTGGGCGATACGCGACAAGTCGTGTGATACCGTAATCCGCATTGCCTACTCCTTCAGCCATTCCCGCAAATCGGGTTCGGCATTCACATAAACGGCACAAGTTGACGGTTTGCGGTCATCCGATACGCGGGTTTCGTCCAGCATATTGGGATTTTTGACGACCATTTTGAGCCAAGCGATTGCCGACTGATAACGCTCCTCGACAATGCCTGTTACCGCGTCGTCGTAGAGGTAGTAGCGGGCGATGTCGCAGACTTTGATTTTCAAAACCTGCGGCGCGGTGTCGTCGGTAAAAAACAGTTTCGCCGCCCGAAGGTAGCTTGCCGCCTCTTCTTCTGCATCGGCGATTGCCGCGTTTAATACATCTTCGTTGATGTATTCGTAGTTTTCATGGTTCGACCGCTCCGCCATCTCCCGCTCGCCGAAGCGGGTAATCATGTCTTGGATGGTAATCATGCCGTCCTCCGTTTTCAGACGACCTTTAAACTTGCCCTAAAGGTCGTCTGAAATCCGTTTAAGACATGGTCAGCGTTGCCAACAACTCGGGACGCAGCGCAATCGGCAGCGGGTTGGACTGCACATGCAGGCTCCAGCCTTTGTCGTGCTGCAATTTCTCGCGGCTGGCGTAATACGGCAGGGCGCGGGTGTTGACGGTGGCGGTCATGTCGGCTGGGGCGAAATACTCTTTGTAGAGATTACGGCCAACCGGCAACAGAATCGCCTTGTCCGCCGCAATGTCGGCGTCGCTGCCGAAATGGTTGGCATACTCGATAAAGCGGATGCCCTTGTGGACAAACTCGGACGGATTGAGCGTATCGCCTTCGCGGTAGGCGCGTGCCTCGTCGTAGCGTTTGTACACTTCGAAGATGGATTTATGCTCTTTGAGCGCGTTCAGGAAATCGATGCCGCAATACACCACCCAGCCGCGCACCTGCGCACCGGCGAATTTTTGGCGTTGCTCGGACAAGAGCTTGTCCAATACCGAGCCGACTTCGGTCGTGTCTTTGGACAATTCGATATTTTGCGTTTTGCGTGTAACGCCGAAATCGGTGCTGATGTCCAAAATCACGCTGCCGTCCGCATCCAAAATCTTGCCTTGCAACGCGCCGAGCATCAGATGCTCGCGGGTGTATTCAAGGTCGGATTTGCCGCCGGCCAGCTTTTCGTTGACCTTGTCCATGACCGTTGCGGCTTGGGTCGTACCGAAAGCGCGCAGGTTTTGCACGTCGTCGGCGCGGATGACGTCATGAATCGGCAGGTGCGGAATTTTGACGGTGCGGACGGTGCGTTTCGGGCTGTCCACCGCCTGACCGGATGTGCCGCGCTCTTTGCTGGCAACCAAGCTGACTTTGCCGTCTTGGAACTCAATGTCGGCATAAGTGGTGGTCAGGTATTCGGGTTCGAAAATACCCAG